CCTACGTGCGCTAGTTCCTGCCATGCTGCTTGTCTTCCCTTCTCTGTCTCCATGTCGTGATTTATGTTACTACGTGCTGCTTTGTCCCACATACTAGGTGTTGCGTCATTTAGTCTCATTGTCTAAAATCCTGTTCTAGTTCTGCAAATTTATCGTTGATTCTGTCGCTAAAAACATCTACCAGTTCTTCTGACGTTATATTCAGTATTTCTAGTAGTGTTAGCTCATCCAATGTCTTTAGCTTCTCTAGTAAATCATAATAGGTGAGAGCCATGTTAGTCTCCGTACTTCTCTCGTAGATAGTTTATGCTAACAGGCAATTCGTCACAGCCTCCGTTAACCACTTCATTTAACAACCACACACCTGACCAACTTCCATTAGTCTGAGCGTTTAAGTACTCTTCATCGTGTTGATAGAAGATGCCAGAGAACAGTCCTATAATGTTAGTGCCGTCAGCTTTACGAGCGTAGGCGATGTCTCTGTCCTGAACATGACCCATGATACACGACATAAACTTCTTAGACAACATGAGTTTTGCGCTACTGACTGGCCTGCCCATCACACCACTGGTGAAGTAGTGGCAGTAGGCTATCTCGTCAATGATGATAGGCTGTAGGAACGGTACAACTTCAAAGCCCATCTCCTCTAACATAAGGTCTTCGTACTTCAGAAGCCCGTCTAGCTTTGGGTCTGACTCAATAGCTCTTTCTATACGGTACTCATGGTTGCCTAGAGTGAAGACTAGGCGAGGGTTCCATTGCTTGTGTTTGTTACGGACTAGGCGTTCTTGCTCACGCTGTATAGGCTCTAGGAACTTACGCATAGCGTTAATGCCTGCATCAACATCATTGACGTAGCGTCTGCCTTCAAAAGACTTCTTACCTACGTCATAGCTGCTTAGAGAAGGCATGTCCCAGTGATCGCCTATGTGGATAATAACGTCAGGCTTCTTCTCTGCTGCGTACTCGCCTGCCCAACGTAGGTGGTCTGCCCTATCTCCTGGTTTTACCTGTGTGTCTGGTATCACTAGATGCTTAGTCATTACTGATCTCCGTGGTTGGCGAAGTTTCCGTGTAGTTCTTCTCTGGCTGCTCTTACTACTGCATCAGCTTCTTCTGGTGTGTTGTAGCCTCCTAGACCTATTCTCCGACCTTGGTGGTTTATGTTAGCCATAAACGCTTTTGCTTTAACATTATAACTAACTCCTTTAAAGCCTGTCTTGTTGTTGTTGTTTAGTTTTCTATTGTGTTGGTTCTGGTTATAACTAGCAGGTCGTAGGTTCTCTAGGCGGTTGTTTAAACGATCCCTGTCAATGTGGTCTAAAATAGCAGGGAGGTAGCCCTTGTGCATCAGGAACACAATTCGATGTGTTTTATAAGTCTTCCCATTAATCCCTAAAGTTCTATAGCCAGTTGTGGCTATAGTCCCAACTTCTTTCCCTACAGTTACTCCCTGTCTGGCAGATTTCCAATATAACTTACCAGTCTCTCTGTCGTAGGTGAATAGTTCGTTCAATAAGTCTACAGTTAAGTCTCTCATTTCTTTTTCCTTCTCAGTCGTTCTGCTGCTGTCTTAGCAGCGTGACATTTATAACACAGCACTTGATAGCCTGACGCTTCTAGGAACATTCTGTTTATGTAGGTATTCCAATCTACGAAGCCGACTTCTGGTTGTACTACTGGGTCTATATGATCTACTGCTGCGTTGTTTCTCTTGCGTGTACGTCCTGCCAGTGGTGGTAGTGTGGCAGAGCCTTCTTTCTTGCACCCTGCACACTTGTAAACACCTCTCCGCACCCATGCTGACTTCTTAGCATCGTGCTTGACACCCCACTTACCATGAGCGCCTCGCAGTGCTGAGATGATAAAGGAACGGAAACGCGCCTCTGTCCATCTTCCGTTATTAGGCACTGTGTAGCTCCCATATCTGCCCTTCAGAACGTCTAAGCCACAATAGCCTACCGTTCTCTATTACTCGTTCCTCACTCCCTAGCATCTCTACGCACACGTTGTAGTAGTCCTGCTCGTTCTTGCAGTCCTCTAACAACTTGGCTGACTTCTTCTCACCTATACCGTGAATACCTACGATGTTATCTATGCGATCACCCATCAGTATCTGGCGATAGAAGAAATGTAAGCCCTCTTCTGGTGTGACGTAGTATCTGCGTTTCTTAACAAAGTTGTAGTGCCAACCAGGAATCTGATCAAAGTCTTTATCCAACGACACCATTACAGCCTTGTCACCGTGAGTAGTGGCTTCAATTGCTATTGCATCATCAGCTTCCTCATTGTCGGTGACTAAAGCTGCCCACTTGTCGATAAGGTGATCCCGTAGTGCCTGTATATGCACTGGCTTCTCCTTATTCTTGCGGTTGCCTTTGTATGGGGCGGTAATGGCATATTCGTTCCTGAAATTGCCACGACCAGTGAGATACAGAACATAGTGCGAAGTTTCTTCGTCAGCGTTAAGCTGCATCAGAAGGTCTGCGATAAAGCCATCTATAGTGTTGATGGCTGTTTTCTCAGACTCTGTGTTGCACGACCAACCTATGCGATAGACCAGTATGTCTGCATCAATTAAGATCACAATGCTTCGTCCATAGCTACTTCGTCCATCTCAGCACCACCGTTGAAGGCGATGAGGTCTGTAACGACTAGCTTTAGCAATGATGCACTGCGTCCTGCTTGACCTGCGGGTGACTTCCAATCGTAATATCCAAGAACTGCTTTGGCTTTAGAGCCGTTGCCAATCAGGATACCTTTGATCTCGTTACCGTCAGTGTCATACGCACGGATAGGGTTACTAGACTTGCAAGTAATGAAGTCTCCCTGTCCTTCCTTATTACGTACTCCCAGACCCATCATCTCCAGAGCTTCGACAGCCGCTGCTGATAACTGAGTTAGGTCTATTTGGAACTTATTAGACATGCGGTTAGGCTCGTTAAGACTTGCCCACATGATGTCTGCGTTGATTGTTACTGGTTTAGATTCTGCCATAGTATTTACCTTTTGGTTGTTGTAGCGGTTAGTGTAACATATTAATGTGTTTCTGCCCAGTTGTTTCCTACCTTATATTTCCCATCAAGTGGACAGCGCAGACTTAATTCCGTTCCTGCATCCCTGATGGCTCTTACTGCTGCTTTGCCAACTACGTCAGCAAAATTCTCTGGTACTTCTATCTGAAATTCATCGTGTACATTTGCTACTAGCTTGTAGGGTATATCGTATATCGATAAGCGATATGCTAACAGCACCAGTGCCTTCTTCATTACAACGGCTCCTGCACCCTGTAACAGCGTGTTCAGTGCTGCGTGTTCGCTCCTGACTCTAAGCAGTCTACCGTCTAAGCTAGGCAGTGTACCTGCTAGAGCAAACTTAGCTACTCTCTCACGCAACCTAGCCAATGCAGGCGTGTTACGCAGGAAAGAGTCTGTAAGCTTCTGACCTTCCTTGTAGCCACCACCAACTATCTGACCTATCTTGGCTGCACCTGCACCATAAAGAAAAGCATAGATAAACGTTTTAGATTGTGAGCGATCAGTCAAGCCTGCTGCCTTCATGTTGGCAGTGTGGATGTCACCGCTGAGTATCTCGTTAGTGTAGTTCTCGTCACGCATGTAGTGTGCAAGCATACGGAGTTCTAAGCCACTAGCGTCTATGCCTACTAGCTTGTATCCTACAGGAACACACCAGAACGAGCGCATCTCTCTGCCGTAAGGCACTGTTACTGCGGGACACTGAGCCATGTTAGGGCTGTGGTGCGTCATGCGGCCTGTTACAGCACCGTTAGTGATTACTCTGCCATGCACTCTGCCGTCCTTGACAAAGGATAACCAGGAATCTATCTGCGCTGAACGCTTCTGCAACATTAGATACTCATGGATTAGCTTTGCTTCTGGTATGTTGATGCCCTCCAGAACTTTCTCGTCTACTATTATGTTACCTTTCTCTGTGGTCTTCTTAAACTTCACCCCAACAGCCTGTAGACGCTCTGCTATCTGCTTTCGTGATCCCACATTAAACTCAGTTACCTTGTCTTTCAGACGCTTCTCCGTCTTCTCTGACCACCTCTCCTCCACTATTGGTGGGAACACTATCTGTAGTTCCGTTGTTATCTGTCTCATCCTGTGTGTTATGTCTTGCCAAAGCAAGGTTGCAGGTTCTACGTCTAGCATGAAGCCGTTGCGCTCCTGTTGAGCCATAATGATAGCTACCTTCTCTTCTAAATCTACGCATTCTCCTGTAAAGCCCTCTGTGTCTAGTAAGTTTAATAGATGTTTATACAGCCTAGTGGTTAGTTTTACGTCCTGCTTACAGTAGATTAGCATCTCTTCAGACAAGCCACCGTCATAATCGTCAAACTCTATCTTCTCATCGCCAAAGCGTTTGCCCCAAGCATCTAAGCTGTGTCCACCGTCCAGAGAAGGGTTCCAGAGCCTGCTCATAACGAGCGTGTCACGTTGCTTGCT